GCTAGACCCTCCGAGGCATTGCATAATCAAATTATTGGCCGGAGGCGTTCCGTTGTAGGGTGCTACAGAAATGTAAGTTGTAATAGCGGCTGTGGAAGCTACGCCGCCTTTGCCCCCGCGCCCGATAGACATAAACAACTCGTCAGGGAGCACTGCCAGAGGGATTATGAAGTTAGCCCAAGCACCTGAACCGCCACCGCCACCTCCGGCTGCTGTAGATACCGCACCAACAACACCGGGCATTCCGCCCCCGCCCGCACCTTGTACCTGGAAGAAGGCAAAGTTGGCACCCATAGGCTTGCGCCAGATAGACCAACCGATACCAGCAACAGCGGAATTACCGCCGAATACTTGTCGATTGCCCGGTTGCGGGAATTCACCAGAAAAGAACATTAAACTAGCTCCATACATTTAAACCCGTGATGCTGCGAATATTTACCTTTAGCCACGCCCCTCATTTTCTTTGTTAGTTAAAACATAACATCCAATCATGGGCAAAACTCCAGCGTAACATGTTGATATTGTTGACTAATAGCGTCCGCCAATCGTAACCACATGCCACCCGGTCGTAACCGCAGTAGCGAGTCCGGCGTAGAGTTTGTAGCCTGGGGGAAGTGGAAGATTGAGCACGTAATCTAGTTCCACCGTTGCCGCAGTGATAGAGTAAGTAACCACAGGCAATGCCACCTCACCGATGTATCCGTTATTAGTTGCCGTTCCGACCGTTGTTCCGTTGTTTACCCAGAACCGCATCACAGATGCCGCAGATGTTCCCGTAATCGCCCCACACTTCAAGCGCACCCGTTGAACAAAGCTGCCGTTGGTTGCGTCAGCGGAATAGATCAAGACCGCGTTAGCGTCCGTGCCATTATATCCAGTGATGTTGGCAGCGGTCATCGCCGCCGTGATTGGGTTCGTCGCCGCAAATTGAATGTCGGCAACTTTCGTGAAGATCGGGTCATTGTTCGCTGCCAATTTGTCGCTCCTTTAAAACATTTGATAGCCAGTGCGGAATGCAAGTTGCATTCCGACATTAGCGTTATCAAGCAATTCTGCGCTTGCCGTACAAAACACATTACTTGTGCCTGACAAAGTAATCAGGGAACCTGCGCTGCTACTGGAACGAACGGTGTCCCGCGTAAGTCCGGTAGTCCCGTTGAACGTCCCTTTGCCAACTTCCCACAGCGATCCATTGACAATGAGGTACTGTACCGTCTTGGAATCAGAACCAAACCCGGTAGCAAAACTCTGATACCCAGTCACCGCACCGGCAAGCGTCACCGCACCAGTCCCCGCGGTAGTGGTAGTCTCTTGGATTCTGTCAGCGATGTAAGGCATTATTCGGGGGTACTCGCGCCGGGGCCGAAGGCTTTGTGGTTAATACCGAAGGCAACAAGAGCCACCGGATCGGGATAAGTATCGTTCGGGTGCGTAGCGTCCCTGAACACCCTAATTAAAATAACGGCGTGGGGCTGTATGAGTGGAAGCGATATTGGGGTATCAACAAAGGATTCTCGGTGTAAATTCTGATCCCACGCTTGTTTGTAGTTCTCTTTATAGACCGTGAACGGCGTGCAGAATATCTGATCCGCCCTCGGAGTTCGGTTGTTGGCCGTATCGTCGGGAGTGTAGGGGTTTGCCCAAGTAATCGTGAATCCCCATCGAACCGTACCAACACTTGCTGTCTGCGAGACAATATGCCCATGCGGGTAAATATCAGTTCCAGTAACATAATCCATAGGTAGGGCAAATGATGCCGTACACTCGTTCATATTGTCAGGGTCGTACCAATTCAGATATACCAACCCTTGATATAACGCATTGGTTGGAGGGTTGGCACCACCGATGGCAATGTTGCCCCGCAAATGGTTCCACGCTTCCTTGGTGCGGTTGTCTAATTCGAGAAGATTCCCATCCATTTCGCCGTAAGTGAGCGCAGAACCTTTAGTGCTTCGATAGACGAGGTTTCCCATTTATGTCAATCTCACGCGAAGCGAACGACCCCGGTACTTGCATCGTTGGTTGGCATCGTCAGGGTCAATAATCCCGCCGTAATTGTCTGCGAACCCAAGTTATAACACCCGATATTCCGATTGGCGTCCGTAGTGGAATAGATCATCACCATATCGAACGCAGCAGAACTGGTCATGTTGGCCGGGTAAACGATAGAAGCTGATGGCGACCAGTAGGCTGTGGTGGTGGTCAAACCCGCCGTATTCGCATTTGTTACCGTTGCCCCGCCTGCCACGTAGTTGCCTGTAGCGGCCAGTTCTCCCGTAGCCGTGTAGGTGGCATTGGTCGGGCCGGTTGTCCCCGAAACAAGATACAAAGCCGCCTTTAGTGCTTTTGCGTCAAGAATCGCTGACATTGCGGCCTGTTTTGCTACTCCACTAATCCCGAATGTGTTCGCCATGCCGTGCTCCTTAAATAAAAGATTGCGCTATGGCACTGGAATCCACGCCGCGCTTTGATAAAACGAATGCCGATTCCTTGACAACTTCGTCATCAAGCCAGTAACGGGCGACAAACTTGGTGAAGTCTGGGTTATCTTCCCACACAGGCTCAAAACGCAGAGACGCTTCAGGGAGATTACCTTTTGAAGTGTAGATCAACGGTACGTCAGACATTTGAGTCTCCATGTTTTAGCTTTCAACCACGAGGCCGTGGTATGTGCCATCTGGTGCTTTTTGAATCTTCATCGTCTTTGTTTTCTGAACCCCGCCGTGATTGGTCATCATCTGCGAAATGTTTGACGCCATCGCTTCGTGGCTTTTAACCAGTTGGTCGACAATGCTCTGAATACCGCTAAAATCAACCGCTGGTGCCGGTATAGCTTCGGCTTGTGCCGCTTCCATCTTCTTGGCCTGCGCGTCAAACATCAACTTCATCTGAGCGATTGTTTCATTGCTCTGATTGTCCGCCGTGTTCTTCATTATGTCGGTCAGATGCTTCTGCTGATTGTCCGCATCGTTTTTGGCTATCTCGGTCTGCTGGGCAAGGTCGGAACGCTGCTTCTCAGCTTCCAGTTTCATCTGTTCGATCTGCGCGTCAAACTGCATCTGCATGTGTTCCATCTGCACCCGAGTTTCTTCAATCTTCTGGTCAGACATTGCCTTCATCTGCGCCATCTGATTCTCGGCTTGGAGCTTGGCCTGATCGTACTGCATAGTGGCCTGGTCATACTGCGTCTTGCGAGCTATCTCGGCTTGCCCCAACTGCATCGCTACTTGGCTTGCGGGGTCTAACTGCGGAGGAGGTTGGTTCTTCTGCATGATCTGCATCGCGCCTTCGAGCATTGGCATGATCTGTTGCAACTCGCTTGCAATCTCTTTGTCAGACAACATTAACGCCTTATAGGTTGCTGCCTCGTCGTTACCATCACCACCTTGCATGGTGTTAAGCTCACTTAGCGCCTGAATCGCCGCAGTTGCGTGCTTTTCGTAGAACATCGTCAAATGTTCTTTGCAATGATTGACCAGTGTGGGTACTGTCGGATTGCTCAGTATCGGGTTTCCACCGAATATCGGGCTGGTGGCGAATAGCAGGTGTGTCATTAGGTGGCTAACGTGCTCTTGCTCGGCATAAGCCTGGATAGGCAAACCCTTGGTGGCAAATACATTCTCGTCCACGGCTTCGGCGCGGTGCGCTTCGGGCGGTTCAGGCAACACCTCGTCCCCAAACGGGAACTTGAGCAACTTCATGCCGATACGATACATCGCCACCTTGTCCCACTGCACAGACGGGTCTTGCATCATCTGAGTAACGGCTTGGTACTGCGCGTAACGCTGGCTTTCCGAGAAGATATTCGGGTCGCTTACCGGCTCAATATCACTGCTATCCGCGAAGTCCTCTGGCCCCAACTGCGAGTCCATTACCTCGTTCACTTCCTCCAACACTTCAGGGAAGGTACGGTTCAGCCGGGAGATAATCTCCAGTGCTTTTGCTTGGGCGTGGTGCAGGCGAGCATGGATAGCTGCATAGGTTCCTGATCCTTGTTCGATCAGCGCCATCGTGGTTCCGACCGGGGTACGATCTCCCACTTGTGAAAGCATTTCCTCGCTTGTGGCGATAACGCTCTTTCCTGCATTCTCCAAGAAGCCTAGCAGTTGGAACAACACCTGACTTGGCGGGTTAAACGGCATCGGCATAGCAATTTTCTTGATGTCGTCCACGCCTGCCGGGGCTTCTATCTCTTGCACCTGAGTCACGTCAATCGACGTGCTCTGTCCTGTAACCCGACCTCCCTTCAACTTCAGCATGGTGGCTGCGTTGTTGATATGGGCTGAGTCGAGAAGTGCGCGGAGAGCGCCTGTTAGTGCCGCAGAGAGTCCACCGATCAAGTGGGGTAAGCCAATACCGTAGGCACCACGCCAAGGTATGAACTTGTATTCCACCATCCAGTCGAGTTTCTTCTTCCGCTTGTCGTCTTGCTCCCAGTTACGATAAACCGCCAACACTTCTTCGGTCGATTCGTCGATGGTGAGGATATACGGCGCACGCTTGCCGTCCGTCAGAGGGTCATCAAGTTCAAGCAGGGCACTTATCTCAAATATCCGTCGTAGCCCATCCTCGTTGTACGCATCCCCGTCGGTTTTACCCTCAACCTTGTTGTTCGCGCTCTGGCTCTTGGTTGCCTCCGGGGAGTCAGGGTCGTTATCTTCCGAGTCCTCGATGTCACGGTACATGCCGGAATCAATCCGCGACTCAAATACTTGTCGGGTTATGTCCTGTACGTGTGTGACCCGCTGGGCGCGATAGAAGTTACCGGCTGAGAAGGGTATAAGAATGTTGTCAATGGGGACGAATTCAGTGCGAATCTCGCCGTCCTCAACCCAGAACTTCTGGTATTGAGAGCCACCCATCGGGGTCTGTGTGAGCAACTGTTCCAGCTCATCACGGTATTCCGGTATGCCACGGGTCAACTGCCAGTTCATCGCCTTGGCTTTCAACTCGGCACGTTTCAGTGCATCCTTGTTGAACTTACCTTTGATAGACGTTTTAACCGGACCATTACTCGGGAATAACTCTTTTATTGCTCTGGCACTGAAGTCAACACACGCTTCTGCCAAAATAGGATGTACCACGCGACTTGCACCTGCGAACTGCGCCCCGCCGGGAGCGTCGTCACCCAACCCTGTCCGCCTTATACCATCGGCATACTGCTCATCGCGTTTCTTACGACTTTCCTTGTCTTTTTCCAGCTTTTCGACAAAATCGGACGCCAATTCATCAAGAATTTCATCATCCAACACGTCAACAGCCAAATTGACATAAAAATCGGGGTTTTCTGCTTCATTTTCAGGAACGGAGTCGATAACATCAACCGAACCGTCCTCATTCTCTACCACTTCCGAGGTTCCTAACGCCTTTTCGTACAGTTCGCTCTCTTCATCCAGCTCATTGTGCTTGGAGTCCGATGCAGGTACGCCGGGGATGTGCCGCAACTCAGGGTCTAAATTGATAATGGGTGTGGGCATAACCGCTTCCGGTAAAATTTGGACTAATTATGGCGTAGTTGGTACTTACTGTCAACAAGCGTAAGGATTCTCTCTACTGTGGCGCTGCTCTTCGTAGTCTATGTCTTCGGGTTCTTCCTCCTCGACCTCCCTGACAGACAGCCACGACTGATCGTTCAACAGCTTCAGGGCTTGGGTCATGGTATCCACCGCGTCGTCGTGCTCGACTAAAGGAAATGAACACACCTGCTCAACGAACGGTGCTACCCATGTCCGGGGTTCTCCGGGGAATTTCTCCGATTCAGGCAACCAGACGTGACCATTGGCGATCAAGTGACTGACGACGTGCAGACGTTGCGTTTTGTCAGCTCTTCCTGGGTTGTACGCCCTGACGGGTAGCCCCGCCTTCTGTAGCGACTGCCTGATGGATATACCCGAGCCTTTATCCTCAATTAAAATGATGTCCGGGCGGCGGCTACTGTCCCCATATTTACTGTCAAACTCGTCGATCATCCGTTCACGAAGGTCATCAAAGGTCAAGTGGTCTGTCCAAAAGTCGCACAGCAGTACGCTGTAGACCCCACCTGTCTGGAATACACCCCACGTTGAACACGCCGTCGGGTCGTTCTCGGTCTTGTCCGTGAAGGCCGTGTCATAGGACTGAATGATGTACTCGAACTTGGGCAGCGCAGTCTTGCTAGGCCACAACTTAAACCAACTGCGCTTAATAATCCCCGACTCTTCGGGGTCAAGGACTTCTGCATGTATCTCCTGCCGTCCGAGTTGCGTCCCCTCGTACTGGGCGATCTCCTTGAAGAAATTGGGTGCCAGATTGTCCTTGTTTTCGTAGGTGTTTCCGCGCACAACAAGAACGGTTGAATCTGTCTCAGCGTCCTTTATAAGCTTTCGTACAAGAGGTATCGGCTTTGGGGTCGTCGTGAACACCACTTGAGGGTTCGTGCCAAGTCGTAAACCAAACATCATCATGTCGTAAACTTCACGGGCTTTGACTGGATTCCCCCCACCCCACGCCGCCGATTCATCCCCCCAGCAAAAATTGTGCTGGAGTCCCCGCAGCCGTTCCGGCTCCTCGGCGGAAGTTCCGCTAATCTTGGAACCGTTCTTCAGGACGATCTCATTCAGACTTCGGTTGCCGCTGGCGATAAGTTCTGGTGGAAGCACTGCATACAGGCCCGATTCACCTTCAAAGCATATTTTCCGTATGTCGTTGGCGGTCGGTGCGATCACTGTGATATATGACCCGGGGTTCTTGTAGGCGTACCACGCAGCGGCTTCTGCACCACATCTCGTTTTTCCCCACCCGCGTCCACAGAGATACAGTAGCTTCGTCCACTTCCCCGAAGGTGTTATTTGTTTCGCCCGTGCCTCCCCCATCCACTTGAGTCGCCACTCCAACGCCACCATCTCTTCGATGTGCATATTGTCCAGGTCTTCCTGCGTGATATTGGACGGATCGTCGGGTACGAGTCGGGGTGCCGTCGTTTTCTTTGGGCGGGAAGGTGCTGTGGCTTCCGGGGAAGGGGACGGGGCGAACGGTGCTGGCGTTGGCGGAGTGGGCAATATGTCCGAGTCCAGTAGGTTTTTCGGCTTCTGGGACGGTTGGTTTACCGTTTCCTTTTTAGGCGGGGCGAATATCGCCGCCGTCTCTTCCGCCGTATGCCCAATCAGTTCGACCATGATGGGTTGGTTGCTGTTGTTTTTGGAAAGTATGCTCTTTAACGGCGACTCGCTGTGGTGTACTTCGGCCATCAGTGACCGGCCAAACAGGAACTTGGCGAAGGAGAAGTAAAGGTGAGTTTTGCCGTTTATTCCGTTCGTCAGGAAGTGCTCGTCCTTACGCAGACGGAACAGTCGCTTGATACGTCCGAACCAGATGTGGCAGTTGGTTGCGTCTGCCGTTGGCGAGAGAGTTAGATATACCGTTATCAAGTCCAGCCACTCTGCTTTGTCTGGTAGATTTTCCGCCCTCGGCAGGAGTCTGGTCGTATACGAAGCGTTTTTGGTCAGTTCGCACGCGAGCAACCCGCTCACCTTCATGTGAGTATTCTTGCCATTACTGTCTGCAAACAGGAGGTAGTCGAAGCCACGCAGGTATTGAGGAGACGTGGCTATATTGGCCGCACGGGTGGTGGCCTGCGCCGGGGTTGGCGGGGTTTCGAAGCGGTAGTCCAGAGCGTTGAAGTCAAACCATACGGCTTGGGGGTCCACTGGTACTGTGAGTTTTACTGCCACGGTGGGCGGTTCCTTTCGGGTGGGCGGTTCCTTTCGGGTGGAGGGTGGCGGTTATTTCCCCAGATTTTCCAACCGCTCCAGTATCTTGGCTTTCAGTGTGTCACGCTTTGCCAGCTCGGTTCCATCCACGCCGCTGATCTCCACCGCCTTCACCTTGGCGTTGCCGTAGGAGGCCAACTCTTTCGCGGCGTTCAGTCGAATGTCATCTTCCTTGGTCGGGTCGAAAGCTATCATAGCAATGACATTGAGTGGGTCGCCAAAGGTGGAGATTATCTTGTCGTAAGCTGCTTGTGTATCGCGTCTAGCCATTTTGGGTTCCTTAGTGAATACTCACTTCAGGGTAGTGTAAACCTTTTTGAAAATTTTGTCCCGGATTTTTTGGGATGTCGGATTTTGCATTTAATACCCGACTAGAATGTAGGGTCATTATTTCAAAAATTCTTCCCGTTGTGGGATTGACTGGGCCGCGCTATAGATAAAAGAAAATGGGGTGCATCGATATTTTGTTAGTAAGCGCTTA